ATAAACTGCTGCAAATATCAGGCGGTGCGGTCTATTCGGATACTAAGCAGGTAGTAGAGTTTGATGTAAGTAATAGGCTAAATGTAGTACTAGAAGCTATCGAAGAAGCGTCACACAAAGTGCTGGTGTTTGTACCCTTTACGCACACTATAGAACTACTTAAGAAAACATTAGACGATGCAGGTATTAGCAATGCGGTTATCAACGGTCAAGTACCTGTAAATAAACGTAGCGATATAGTGACACAGTTTCAGACACAACCTGACCCACATGTTCTTATCATACAGCCTCAAGCCGCCTCACACGGTCTCACTCTTACTGCTGCTAACACAATTATTTGGTATGCACCAGTAGCTAGTGTGGAAACTTATCTACAAGCAAACGCACGTATTAACCGTCCGGGACAAAAGAACCCTATGACGATCATACACATACGTGGAAGTGACGTAGAAAACAAACTTTATACGATGCTACAAAGCAATATAACTAACCATACAAAAATCATTGATCTGTATAGACAGGAAATTGAGGAGGTTGACAACACCTAACATTACAGTAGAATGAATACCCCAACTAAAACATAGGAGCAATCTATGCAAGCAGATTTTAATTTGGAAAAGACTGTCGAAGTGTATCTAAAGATACGCAACGCTATTGAAGAACTAAAGGAACGTCAGAAAGAAGAACTGACTAACCTTGAAGAGCAATATGAAGTCGTGTCCAATACACTTCTTGAATTTTGTAATGAACAGAATCTTGACAGTGTAAAGACTAAAGCAGGTACGATCTCTCGTCGAGTTACATCACGGTACTGGACAAGTGATTGGGATTCTTTGAATCGTGTCATCCTTGAACACGAAGCACCTTACCTGCTGGAAAAGAGAATCCATAATGGCAACATGAAGCAATTCCTTGAGGAGAATCCGGAGGCATTCCCAGCCGGACTCCAAGCGGATAGCAAATATACCGTGCAAGTCCGTAAAGCTACTAAGTAGGAACCCATATGAGCAATGTAACTATTTTCAAAAACCAAACTGCTGTATCTAACAGCACCCGTGCATTAAGTGATCTCGCTAAGTCATTAGTTGGTAAGACCACTACTTCACGTCGTATCCAAACCAACACCAACGGTACGTTCAAGCGCATCGTCAACGGCGAACAAATCGGTAATGCAGTTCGTGGCGAAATCAACGTCGTCATCGTGGACTTGTTACCGAAAGTATCCCGTACTTTCTATAAAGAGAAGTTCGATCCTAACAAGGAAGCTACTCTCCCTGACTGCTGGTCTAACCTCGGCGATAAGCCAGAAGCTACTGCACCCAATCCGCAGCATAGCAACTGTGCTGATTGTCCTATGAACGTAAAAGGTTCTGGTGAAAACGGCGGTCGTGCCTGTCGCTTCCAACGCCGTATCGCTGTGTTAGTCGAAGGCGATACTTCAGGTGATGTTTACCAGTTCAACGTACCTGCCAAGTCACTCTTTGGTAAGGGTTCTGGTAATGTGCATCCGTTTGAGAGCTACGTTAAATACTTGCTGGCTAACGGCGAGTCTCCTGACAACGTAGTAACTAACATCCGTTTCGATGACAATGCAGATACGATGGAGTTGTTGTTTACTCCGATCCGTAATATCAACGATTCGGAATACGAGTTGGTTAAGGCTGCTCAAGCTAACCCACAGACCAAGCGTTACACAATGCTGACTGTTGCTCAGGTAGATGGTGTGAAGAAAGCCCCACCTGCCGTTGAAGCTAAGGTAGTTGCACGTAGCGAAGAGCCTGATGATGTAGAAGATACTCCACCGCCAGTGAAGCGGGAAACCAAGAAAGCACAACCAGAAGCTACGAAGTCTAAGACGGCTGCGCTAGCTGATGTTGTCAATGCTTGGCAAGACGAATAAATAATCCCATAACTCCTACCCCCAACTAAGACTTGGGGGTCTCTTCTACTATGAGTAGCTATGAGCAATATAGACCTACTAGACACTGTTCTATCCTCCGACGGTTACTACTGCGTAGCCGGATTGGGGGGTGGCAGAGGTATGAGGCAGTCCTTCCATCTAACTAGAGCGGAAGTAGATGCTAAGGTTGCAGAGTTATTGGAAGATGGACGTGATGTGTACTTTGCACTCGCCAGATTCCAAACCGACGACAGCCGTACCAAAGAAAACGTAAAGTCCCTAAAAGCCTTTTGGTTAGATATTGACTGCGGCGAAGCTAAAGCTGCGGTTAACGAAGCCACAGGCAAACCCGATGGTTACATAGACCAGACTACAGGTATCCAAGAACTAGCTAAGTTCTGCGACTTGGTTGGTCTGCCTATCCCAATGCTAGTTAATTCGGGACGTGGTATACACGCATACTGGCCTTTGACCCGTGAGATTTCCCGTGCGGAATGGGAGCCAGTTGGCAAACGCTTAGCCCAACTTTGCGCTACCCATAACTTCTACGTAGACCGGAACGTATTTGAGGTGGCTCGCATACTGCGTGTCCCCGGCACTTTGAACTTCAAAGATAACCCACCCTTACCTGTAGAGGTTATTACCGAAGCCGACCCAATCGACTATGAAACATTCCGAGATATTCTCGGTGTCAAGGTAGGATTAGTAGACGACTTAAACTACCAAAAACGGGAACTGACTGACCTCGGAAAGCAGCTACAGGACAATATCGAGTCTTCCTTTTCCAAGATTATGCGCCGCAGCGCAGAGGGTAACGGTTGCCAGCAGCTACTCAGTTGCTACAACGAACGTGCATCCCTGTCCGAACCACGCTGGTTTAACGCTTTGTCTGTGGCTAAGTTTTGTAAGGATGCAGATAAGTCTATCCATCGTATGTCCGAGGGGCATCCAGACTACGATCCAGTAGCGGCAATCGCCAAGATTAACCACATAAAAGGTCCACATACCTGTGCCCAGTTTGAGAAAAACAATGCAGGTGGATGCGACGGTTGCCCGTTTAAAGGCAAGATCAACAGCCCGATTAGTCTGGGTAAGGAATTGATTTTGGCAGAAGAGCCAAATCTAGATCAAGAAACTGAGGAAGAGTCAAGCCCATCAAATAACACATTTCAGGTTCCAACGTATCCATATCCATTCGCACGGGGTAAGAACGGGGGAATTTACTACGTGCCGAACGAGGACGAGGGCGACCCAATCCTTGTGTACGAGCATGACATTTACGTGGTCAAGCGTATGCGTGACCCGCAAGACGGCGAAGTTTTTATTGTGTGTAGACACCTACCACAAGACGGAGTTGACCAGTTCACAGTACCGGCCTCAAACATGGTCGATAAAAAGGAACTGCAAAGAATCATTTCGAGCAACGGGGTACTTTGTCACGGTAAGAAACTTGAGTTCCTACTCTTGATGCTTATCACTATGGCTAAAGACCTGCAAACAAAACAGAGGGTATTACATATGAGACTGCAATTTGGTTGGGTTGATAACGACAGCAAGTTTATTATTGGCGACCGTGAGATTACTAAGGATGGTGTATTCCACAGCCCGCCATCTAGCGTTACACAGGGCATAGCACAGTTTTTAACGCCTAAGGGTACACTTGAGAAGTGGAAAGAAGTATTTGCCTTGTATGGGAGAGCGGGTCTGGAACCCAATGCCTACGCTGCGCTGACTGCTTTCGGAGCACCGTTACTGAAGTTTACTGGGCAGAAAGGCTCAATCATTAACGTAATTCACCCAAGTTCAGGCACGGGTAAAACAACTACCTTACATATGTGCAACAGTGTGTATGGTGCACCTGACCGTCTATACGCAGTGAAGGAAGATACCCTGAACGCTAAGATTATGCGCTTGGGTATTATGAACAACCTGCCATTTACCTGCGACGAAATTACCAATACAACGGCGGAAGAGTTTTCTACCCTAGCCTACAGCATGTCGCAAGGGCGGGGTAAGGATCGTGTCATGTCCCAGTCTAACCAACTGAGATTGAACCTGACTTCTTGGCAGACTATATCGTTGTGCAGTTCAAATGCTTCTTTCTACGAGCGTATGTCTGCAGCAAAGTCACGTCCGGATGGGGAAATGATGCGCTTGCTGGAGTACAAGATTGGCTACTCGGATGCCATTGGTATTGCTGAAGCCAAGGAGATGTTTGACCATCAGTTGATGGAGAACTACGGACACGCTGGCGAAATTTACGCTTCATGGCTGGTCAACAATTTGGAAGAGGCGGTACGTACGGTACAGACTATACAAGCGAAGATAGACAGAGAGTTAGAACTAACTCAACGTGAACGCTGCTGGTCTGCAAATGTTGCAGCTAATATAGCTGGTGGACTCATTGCAAAGCAATTAGGTTTGATTGATTGGGATATGAAAAATATCTACAAGTGGGTAGCTGGCACTATTAGCAAGATGCGTGGTGAAGTAGTCGCTCCTGTAGCTGATTCAATGGCAGTGATTGGACACTTCATCAACACCCATATGCAGAACATTCTTGTAGTTAATGGCGACGTTGACCGTAGATCGAATGTAGCTACGTTCCCCGTGATGGAACCTAGAGGTGAACTAATTATTAGGTACGAGCCAGATACCAAGAAGATGTTTATCTGTACCAAGAAGTTTAAGGCTGACTGCGATAAGTACCAGAACAATTACGCTGAGATAACCAGCGACTTGAAGGCACGTGGTATTCTTCTGGAGAACAAGATCAAGCGCATGGCTAAGGGCATGAAGATGGATGTCCCCGGAGTTTACGCTATGACTCTAGACGCATCCCACCCCGACTTCATAAACGTAGACCCTGTTATACACAACACGGAGCCTTCCAATGCGCAGTCTAACTGAGACCTTGTTACGTACAATACGGAGACTACCAGTGAGTAGTCTAACTGACCATATAAGGGTGTATAAATCTAGATTACCCACCGACTTGTGCGACTCTATTGTTAATGAGTATAAAGATTCAGATTTTAGTATCGCACAAATAATAAGGAATGGTGGTGTGAATCAAGTCAAGTACGACGATAGAAATTGCAAAGTTACACTTCTTTTAAATAATACTACCCCTTATAGGCAGTATTTAGATAACCAAGTCTATAAAAGTATGTTTGAAGCAACAAAGCAGTATTCCACCGAGTATAGCCAACTTTTACTTAGAAATGATTCTGGGTATGAGCTAATGAAATATGAAATTGGAGGAATGTTCAAACCCCACTATGACCAGTTTGCAGGGGGGGAAGACTCATACGACTCATCTACTAGAAGAGTTGTGTCTTGTGTGGCTTTGATTAATTCTGAGTTTGAAGGTGGAGAGCTACGGTTCTTTGAAGGGAAGTATAAATACACCCCAAAGCTAGAAAAAGGCGACATAATTATGTTCCCGTCTAACTTTTTGTTCCCGCATGAGGTGACTGAAGTAACTAAGGGGACTAGGTATTCTATTGTTACGTGGTTCACTTAATGAATGTTAGTGGAGAATATACAGTATAGGGTTAATTGGCGGGCGTTTAAGCGGGGGACTTCCATACTTATCCCCTGTTTAGACCCCAAAAAAGCTAGGGCATCCGTGCTGCAAACCACGTCCAGACTGAAAGTTAAAGTCCTGACCAAAGTGGTTATAAAAGACGGCATACAATGCTTGCGAATCTGGAGGCTTTAGCGTAAAGTTTGAGGCGACAAGATTGCTCCTTGTTACCTCACTTAGAGACCCCTCTGCTCCGGCACTGGGGTCTTTTTTTATTTGTAGCGGTCTTTCATATACCAAGTAGCGTACATCCAATCCTCTGGCTTAGGCATATTCACACCGTACATAGAGGTTGCGTATGTCTTTTGGTAGTTACCAATTGCACCCATTAGTTGGTCTGCGGTTAGCATAAACTGAGGCTGTGGGTAGCGGGCATTGAACTTTTTAATCTCCTCGAACACAGACTTCATATCTCCATGCTTGAGAATAGCTTGGATAAACTTATTCTTGATCTCAGTCTTTTGATCGTTCATACGCTCAAGTTCTTGGTGTACCATCGAGCTTCTGTTGTACGCATCAGTTAGTGCAGTAGGAGTAAAGCCTACAGCCGTAGATAATTTACCCAGTTGAGTTAAGTCATTCTTGCCGAGAATTGGAATACCCTTGCTGGTTACTGCTCCTTCAGTTTCTAACCTGTATGCAGAAATAAATCCCTTACCTAAGGAAGGTACTAGATTAGTCACAGCACGGAGGTACTGCCCCTTATCGTAGTTATCCACAGCTTCAGCAAAGTTAATACCAATAGATACATCTGGACCGAGATTATTTTGCATGAAACTAGCGGCTGCTCCTACGTACGATGAACTATATTCTGGATTTCTAAAGAACAAGTTGTTGTAAGAAGTCTTAGCACCAATGTCTACACCCGAAAGTGCGGACACCGGACCCTGTGCAATAACCTGAGATAGCGAATGCTGTTTACCATCAATGCCCGGTACAGTAACTTTCCCGAAGTGTTTTGGTAACCATTCGTAACGGAATCTAGCCTCCGCACTATCCGCAAGTAGCGGATTCAAAGCACGTCGCTTTTTCTTTTCTGGATCGTCATCGCTTACAAATAGCTTATCTAGGTAATCCATCGCCGCAAATATAGTGCTAATTGCAGGAAGCCCGAATGCACCACCCATTATCGCAGCCATAGCGAGAGAGCCACCCAACTCATGCGCTGCTTCTATACGTTCGCTAGTAGTTAACCCCTTGCCTCTAAACACTTTATCCGCATAGGTCATAAAGAACTTAGCTTGCGAGATACCCCACATCTTGAACATGAACAAGGCACGAGAAGCATCTCCGAACTTGCCCGTCGTACGCATGAAGTCTGGACGTTCAAACTCACTGAAGTCACCGATTGCGGACTTAACTCCAGCCGCAGCTTCATTAGCCGCAAGCTCTAGTGCCTCAGCTTGCGTTTTACCCTGTTTGGTGTACTTTTTATACGCCAACTCAGCTTGCATCATGTACGCCATTTCACGGCTTATGCGCTCAGACGCATCGAATAATGCAGTGCTAGCATCATATACAGCACGGAATACTCTACCTGCTTTATCAGAAGCAGCTAGGTCGTGACGAATAATCTCACGTCCCTGACCAGACATAGCATTTCTATCTAGCCCCATCTCAAATAGTTGTGCTGCAATCGGGTCATCACGTAGCATCTTAGAGTCTTTGATGGATGGAGCCATAGCTTGCCCGTTCTCTTCAAACTTAAATGAGTTGAAGATTTTCATATACCTCATGGCTACACCAAAGGAACTACCGTATCCATACATACTATTTAGTTTAGGCATGGTGCGCATTGGCACACTGAGCAAGTTACGCAAGAAGTGACTAGGCGAACTTAGGTAATAGAAGTGAGCAAAGTGATTCATAGCGGTAACGATTTGGTTCCGCTCTGGAGGGTTAATAAACTCCTCTGCTCTGCGGTCTACCACGTTGATATGCGCTTCTAACCGTTGACGCTCTGAACGACTAAGGTTTTCTTCCGCCCCTGCAATCGGTTCAATCGCATCTCTAGCTGCGTTAATCTGCTGACGCACTCTATTCCCATATTGCAATTTAGCAATTTGGTTGGCATATACATTAGCAGTGTCATTGAATACACGAACTATGTCTGTACTCATACCCGTAATGTCGCCGGAATGGATAAACTGTCTACGGATACTACGCTCTGGTAATGTTAGCAGCCACATCTGCACCAGATCGTCTTTTATTTTCTCTAGGCTTATACCCCTAGCACCGTGAGCCTTGTCGATAACCTTCAACATATTCTGAAGGATAGGAGACATATTGTTCTTATTTATCAGTCCACGTAATGCTGCTAAGTCATTACCAGACTGGAACATCTCTCCATTATCGTGAGACACCCCTAATTGTTTGGCACGTTCACGAACAAATGCCTCACGGTCAGTGATGCTATCAAAGGTATAAAACTCACCTTCGCCTTTGTTAACTCGTAACCAGTAGTCACCGAAACGTCTCCACGGGAAGTAGGATTCAACAGAGGTTCTACGGAATATACCGTTTTCATCTAGTTCCCCCTTACCCATTATGTCGTACGCTTTGTCTGCCTGTTCTTTAATTATGGCTCGTTCTTCGGCTGTCAATCCTTGAATCGACTCAATGTCTTTGCTGAGTAAGCTGTGAACAACAGTATGTGCATTTCTGTAGAAGCTCATTATACGCTTGTACATTTCCTGCCCGCCTTCTTGCCTACCTAGCTCATTCCATACTGAGTGCATTTCAGCCAGTACCTTTTCTCGGTCTACAGCCTTAGCTTCAAACTCAGCCTTCTTAACTGGGTCAGCAGTGGCAGCGGCTCTATCTCTATACGCTTTAGCTTCTGTATCACGTGCAACAATCTCGGCTAGCGTCGTATCTCTTCCCCATTCATAGGCACTTACTTGGTGTAAACGAGCTAGAGATATAACCTTACCTATAGTCTTTTGCCCATTAGTAGTAACAAATTTGTTAATCTCTTGGCTCATCTTAGAGAATGCACGGTGCATACGATCCTTAGACCCAGCCACTAGGTCTAACAAATTGCCAGCTTGACGCAAACTAGGTAGTATTTTTTCTACACGGTCTATTACCCACGAAGTAGGCAGCATGCTTAAGGCGTTGTCTCGTGCTTTTCCAGATAGCCCATCAATATAAATATCTGTGGCTTCTTTGAACTTAGCTGGGTCTCTGTCCTTTAATGCTTGTTGTACAGCATCTACTTGGTTAGTAGCTTGGTCAGAAAGTTCAAACTTTTCTTCAGCCTCAGCGATTCTTTGGTTAGCGTCCTTAGCAGGGATAGCCGCTTTGAGTATACGAGGTGGTACTTTGCTAGCATCGTAGCCAGTACTGAAGATGTCTGCTGCGTTAAATTCTGGAGGTACCTCTAGCTTTTGCCCTAAGAAGTCAGCAACGTAGTCACGTCTTCCGATCCTCATGTCTTCTAGGAAGGAGGCAACAGCTTTATTAGGAGGCAGTGGCTTACCCGTAACGGCTTGTATAAGTTTACGTAATTGTGTTGCTACCGACTTAAAGAACTTGTCGATAACACTTACTGGCTCTGCGGCTGTATTCATCCAGCGAGCTACATTATCTGCCCACCACTCAGGGAAGCTACGAACGTATTCGTCATGCGCTCTATCGCCTACACGTTCTCCCGGAATAACATCTTTAGACGTAATATCCTGTGTAAATTCTGGGGATAACTTTAAAGAGTTTAGAACATCTAAAGGACTCACTTCATATGATTTTTTAAACCACTTGTCATACTCAGACTTAATTGCTGCCTTAACTTCAGGCGAAGCAGTGTGATATGCCACATCCTCGATGACATGACCTAATTCATGGGTTAGCACTTCTACAGTTAGCCGCTCAGACATTCCCGGCTTTAGCATGATGGCAAAGTCTTTGCCCTGAGGTGTACCATTTACACGTTCACCAATATCTACCTTATAGCCAAAGGTAAACTCTTCATCTTTTATTAAATCTATGTTTGCATATTTATCACCATATAGGCCATATAGATGGCGGTTTAGTCCCTTAACATCTTCTGGGTGGAATAAAAATACACGAAGCTTACCTATGTTTAGGTGGTTCATTAGGCTAGATAATAAATTTGCATAGCGCTTATCTACGCTTTCAGATTTAACAACCTGACCTTCTTTACCCTGAAATGGACCATCTGGTACATTCCGTTCATTTGCTACTTCTTGGACTTCGTAATCATGGATAGCATCCATAATTGACTGTTTGTTGGGGTTTCGTTTACCGTGAGTATTAAAGTAGTCTTCTACGTTTGTGTCTCTAAGTACATGCCCTCTGTCACTAGTTATTGTACCCGTTCGTTTCGTACCTCGAGTTATAACCCCGTAATCTTTACGCCCTAATATGTTGCCTCTATATATAGCAAGGTCACCATCGGAATAAATAATTATAGCTTCTGGCCTTCTTGAATCTTCAAGTGCTTTCGTTGCCCACTCTGGGTGGTGGCTAGACTCACCGTAAACAGTGCCGCTTACTTCGTTAGGTGTATTCTCCGTTAAATAATCTTTGAGGAACTCTTCAACCTCAGGGTCTTTACCTTCTACAACCTTAGGACGAGCCTTAGCCGCCATTACTCTAGGGCCAGCTTTCTTTTCCTTTGCATCTAAGCGTTTAACTATTAACTCAGCCGCATCCTTCTCGTCGATAGGCAAGCGAACAGGCTCTTGTTCTTTAGTACGCTTCTTAAATGAGGCTAGTAATTTAGCAATAACTTCACGGTTTGGGTTTTCTTTAGTAACTTCATTCACTAAGGCAGCATGTTCATACCGACTAATTTTTTTAGTCTCAAGCAGCTTAGCTGCCATCTGCAATACCGTAGTGGTATATCTGGCTTTAGCAGCGGCTAGTTGTTCAATCTTAGCTTCGGGAGTATCCCCAGTAATAATGCCTTCTTCGTCAGCGACCCTAGCGGCTTCTTGGTCTCTACGCTTTTTATTAAGTACTTCACGTAGATACCTAGCCCGACCTTCAGCTGGAGATAGACCTTGAGTTACACCCAGCAGGTCTAGTGTGCCCTGTGATAAGTCTCTACCAGCATCTATGTCTCTAGCTATATTGCTATAAGCGGTCTTGCTCAACCCCAAATTCTCACGTGCTGCATCTAAGCGTTCACGCAACAAGACTGTAGATTCACGAGGTGATAACCCTGAGATGTTGACCTTACCTGTATTCTGATCTACACGGGTAGTTGGCAAAGTACGAGGGTCAACACCAAGAGCATCGAGTAACTCAGGCGATAAATCTTCGCCATTGTTTAGCGCCATATGCGCAGCATTAAACTCCTCATCCGTAAGATCACGTGGTGCTTTCCTTTCGGCGACTGGCTGGGCTGGAGTTTCAACCTTTGTAACAGGTGCTTCTTTATCCCCGATTAACTGCAGAACTTTTCTGGATATACCTGTACCTTTCTGGAGAGCCAGCATCGACTCTCTGTACTGGTCTTCAGTAATAACGTCGTCTTCAAAAGCCTGTTCAATCTTACTACGTAGCTCAGCCTTACGAGCATTAGCATCAACAGTAGGAGCTTCGGTAGCCGCCACAGGTGCAGTGGACTGTTCAGCAACAGGGATTTCTTCCTCTGCTTTTACCTGCTCATAACCGAATGCACCACGCTTAGCCCCAACTACACCGTCTACATGTAATTTATCTAGCAATACTTTCGCTTCTTCTAGAGAAATACCAACCTGTTTTGCTATGTAAGCAGGGGTAATTACTCTTTCGGGGTGTTGAGCTTGAGCACTAACTGCTTCAACTGCTCGATCATACGTATCAGTTTGTTCTTTAGGTTCTGCAGGGGTTTCTGCAACAGGTTCTTCAATTGGCTTAGTGGTAGGTTGTTCACGAGGTTCTCCAGTAGTAGGTTCTCTGCTAGGCTCTTCGGTTTTGGCTGGCTCAACGGTTGGCTCAACGGTTGGCTCAACGGCTGGTTCTTCGACTTTGGTTTCTTCAGTTTTGACTGGCTCAACGACTGGTTCTTCGACTTTGGTTTCTTCAGTTTTGACTGGCTCAACGGCTGGCTCTTCGACTTTGGTTTCTTCAGTTTTGACTGGCTCAACGGCTGTGGTTTCTGGTTGTTCAAAATTAAATTCCTCTTGGGCTACTTCTGGAGTTTTAGCTTCTGGGACTGTAACTTCAGGTACTGCTGTGGTAGGTATACTGTCAAAGTCAAAAGACAACTGCTGGTCTAGTGGAGGTTCGACTCTTCCTTCTCTTCCTCCAATCGGTGTAGCACCTGTATCAGATGGTACCAGTCCGACGGTTCCAGCTTCCGTAGGTTTTCCGGCAACTCCTGCTGCGCCAGTTTCCGTGCTAGGTACAGGAACGCCAACTCCACTTCCTGTAGCGTCAGGTCCCCCACTCTCCCCTGCACTAGTTTGTGTAGTTGTACGCTCTGCATTATCTGTCTCCCATTGTTTACGCGCCATCTCCAGAGCTTGTTCTGGACTCAGGTTGAATGACTTCTCCATTTGTTCTGCGGTAGTAGCAATCTTTTCCGCATCGGGTAGTGAGAGTCCTTGTTTGGCTAGACCTTCGACGGTCTTCATGTATTTAAACTTATCCTTAGTTTCTGTTAGCTTTCCTATAGCTTTACCTGCTAGTTCTTTAGTTTTACCTAAGCCAGCAGCACCAAGTTTCATAGCAGCTAGAGGGGCAACTGTGCCTAATACGGATTCTCCATAGGCTTCTGGGGTTATACCCTCAGTTACATCCTTACCACTAATAACATTTGTCGCAGCCTTACCAGCCATACTTATCGCTGGCTGTACCCCAAAGGCTTGCATTAACAAGTTTTTAATCTGACTCTTGAATGGGGCAAATTCAAACGCAGCGAACGCAGCACCTGTAATGGCACTTTCCTGAGCGGCTTCTTTAAGCGCTATTTCATACGCAGCGTTGGGATCACCCGGGTGTTCTTTAAGCGCTTTAGCGTAATAAGGACCTATAGTCTGTAATGCACTACCAGCAGCAGCACCTAGACCTGTACCAGCAATCAGACCTAACCCACCACCAACTGCTTCACTAACCCCAGTTTCCCCCGCCCCAGGGACTAATGCACCTGCCTCGACACCCGCAGGGGCAAGCGCTCTAGCTCCTAATACTGCACCTGCAATAGTAGGAGAACTTTTACCAAGGCCGTAAGCAGCTTTCTTTGCTAAATCGTAAAAATGAAGTCCTGTAACGTCCTTCATACTCATAGGCATTTCAGCTATGGATTTAGGTTGCTCTTCGCCTTCAGGCCCTACTTCTCCATAACCTGCTACTTGAGCACCAAGTTGCCCCGTCTTAGCAGTATCCCTAACGGCATGTGCCGCACCTCTACCTAAAGCATGGAGTATACCTATGTCTTCAGGTTCAGTTTGCTGGGGTTGTTGTTGGCTTCCCGCAAAGTAGCTAGACATCATTGCCTGTGCTTGTTCAGGCGTAGCTTCATCCGGCACTGAAAACCGTGCAATCCTCCCATCAGGGAGTTGAAATCTAGCTATTTTTGGCATTATTCAAACCCTAAGAACGTAGCACCACTAGTACTCCCTCCCAGTGAGTTTAACCCAGTTCCCGGAGCAGTGCTCAACTGCTGAGTAAAGCCCGCTGTAGCTAATGCCTTCTGCTGAGCAGCTGTCAGATTCGCTTGCGCTTCAGCGATAGCTTGGTCATCCCCAGAGTTTTGTGCGGCGAACAGCATATATTGTGCCATTTCAACGCCCTTATCTTTAGCCAACGCTCCACTTACTGCCGCAGGAAGCTTGGTTTGGGTAGGATCAACTAGCTTCTGCAATACTTCTTGGTAATGGTCAGCGGCGGCTTTGTCCTTAGGGTCGTTAGTTTGTGCGTATTTATCAATAGCTGCGCCAAAGAGATTTTTATATTTCTCTAAGGTAGCATTAGTTTTTACCGACTGAGCTGCAGCTAATGTTTCGTAGTACTTACGAGTATTAGCATTTTGTTCTGCTTGTAACCGTTCTGACGCAACATCATGTCGCTGGGTTTCCACCAACTGATTCCGTTGCATCTTAAGAGTTTCGAGGTCCTTAGTATCTTGACGGAAATTATCAAGACCTTTGTTCCAAGCACCAAGATCGTCTTTAGCAACAGACTGAGCAAGCTCAAGTCTAGATTTAGCAAGTGAACGCTCAGTGGCACTCTGCTCTTTCTTGATCGCTGCCAGAGAACTTGCGTAACCTTTACCACCCGCAGCGATTCCACGTAGTAGACCGCCCGGAGTGCTGGCAATATCAAACCCAAACTGAGCAAGGGCTAACGACCGTTGATACTTAGCATCTTTAGCCGCATCTACCTGTTCATTATCCAAGAATTTACTAATATCAGAAGTAGCTTTGTTAAGCCCTGACTTCTCTTTATAGTCTTGGTACTTTTTAAAGTACTCTTCATCCGTTAAGCGTTTATCTTCAACTCCAGGAATAACTTCTGTTTTAGGAGCGGAGAAAAGAGATGTAATACCCGAACCCGATTGCTTCTGCGGGGCTACAACCGGAGTTTGGTATCTATTGTCGGGGTATCTAGTTGGTGCAGCAGGTGCAGCCGTAGCCGCAGGGATAGCGTTGGCTAATGTAGGGGCAGCAAGATTAAATGCCGTATTTAAATTAATCGGACCAAGTGGACGTTGGTCGAGCGGTGATGGGGCAGCAGCACGTGGACCTAAGTTTGCATTAGTTGCTTTAGCTGCATCTGCGCTTTGCAGAATAGAGCTACCTCCCGGTATACCTGCTCCCAAATTAGAAATATTACCATTAATACTACTTACTTGTGCATTAGATGGTCTAAATTGAGACGTACCTGTTGATCCAGGAGTAGTATTTAACATCTCGTTAAGTGTAGGCCCAGTTCCTGGAACAGCATTCACTAAGCGATTCATTATAGTAGCACTTTCATCTACTGGTTCACCCTCTACTTCAGAGCCAGTTTCACCGCTGAAAGCAACGATACCGCCATCTGCGTAGTGGGCACCAATATCCCCCGCTTGAAGATCAGCAATACCGCCGCCTTCAGCCGCATTAACTTGAGGTTCGCCTTGTGGAGCGCCTTGAGGTTCAGCCGTAATCCCGTTCGGCGTAAAGTTTTGACCTATGTCAGGGTTAGGTAACCCAGCAATACCTTGCTGCTGGGCTTGTTGCATAGCTGCTTGCACCTGTTGTGCTTGCTGGGCTTTCATAGTTTCAGCCACTTTCTCAGCGTCTGCCTGTGCTGCAATTTGCTTAGCCATCTGAACCACAACAGAATCCTGTTTAGGGGGTTCAACAACTGCAGGGTGTGACTTGTTGTAAGCCATCATTGCGGCAGCATTCTTCCAATCAACAGAGTCAGGCAACGCCGAAATAGTCTGCTGCACTTTGGCATTAGCCGCCTGTGGAGGCATAGACTTACTTAGTTGTTTAGCGCTGGCATCAATAGCACCCATCTTCTCAACGGGAGTAGAACCACCTGTAGCTAATGAAACAATACCGCCACCAGCATAACTCTTGATTTCCCCACCTTCGGCTCTACCCTGCCCATAAGCTTGGTTAAGTCCATAAATACCCATACCTGTACCAAGCATCTGACTACCCATAGAAGGTGGTTGCTGATACATCGTGGAGCCGACGTTTTGGATAGGGGTGCCGCGAATCAACGAGTTCATAAAGGCTAAGCGTTGATACGGCTCAGCCTGCTGGTTAATAAACTGTTGGTATTGGGCATTTATTCTTTGCTGATCCATTTGCTGTAGTTGCGTACCAGCACCAATCTGCCCCTGCGCGATACCCATACGTTGAGAATAATCTTGTGCACCCAGACTTCCCATACCAGAACCTAAGCTTCCGTATTGAGAACCCATTTGCCCAAACTGACCGCCCAACTGTCCGTACTGACTACCTATTTGTCCAAACTGCCCACCCATCTGCCCTAATTGCCCAGCCCCGGATAAAATACCCTGTGCCCCTGCAGTCATACCTTGGGCACCTGCAAGCATATTCTGATTAGCAGTATTAAACTGACTACGGGCGCTTTCGTAACCAGATTGTAGCCCTCTAGCATTAATATCTTGAAGTTGCTGTTGTAGATTTCGCTGCCCTTCAGCTTGTAAAATTGCGTTACGTGAGCCTCCTAGCCCACCAGCCCTAGCTGCACTGGCCCCCATACCGGGTAGCTGCTTAGAGTAGTCTCGAATTGCTCCCTGTTGCTGTTGACTAACAACATTTTGTATATAGGGGGACATATACTGGTTTACATTAGCACCACTGAAATCTCTAGTACCAGCATAACCAGCCAAGTTAGCAGCTTGTGAAGCTACATTTGCACCTTGAGTAGCAAGTTGAGTACCTTGTCCAAGTACATTTTGCCCCCTATCTAGGGCATTAACCCCCATACCCGCAATGTTTTGCCCCTGTGCAATTGAATTAGCACCCATTCCGTATAGGTTAGCGGCCTGCCCAGTGTAAGCGCTGGGGGTCATATTCGCCATAGCCCCAAACCCCTGCTGCTGCATAGGGTTGATGTCTGCAGTTAACTGACCTTGGTATTGTCTAAAAGGTCTGTTAAATATTAAATCCTGTGCTGTGCCTAGCGTTTGTGTGGCGTACGGCATCAACTCCGGTTGAATGGCGTTGTTGTATGTATAATTTGTTTGAGGACCGCAACCACCACCACACATATATCACCTCAACGCTAAATGGTAAGGAATGGGAGTATGCAGAGAATCTTCCACTGTCATTCGTCTTTTTTCAGGGGAAAGGTTCCGTGCCACCTCAGGTACACCATTCAATAACCTATTAAAAATCAATGTCCCATCTTCTAGCGCAATAATCTCATGGTGTCGCCGCCAATCAAAGGAAAACGGTTCGCCCACACCAAGAACAACTGCTGGCATATCGCCATATATAACAACTTTACCACGCATAACTTGTACATCATGCGCGCTTTTTTCATCGTGGGTATGCCCACCAAGTCCTTCCCCCGCTTTATCAAATAGATAAAGTAATCCTTCGACTCCATCTTCCATGAATAGCTCGATATGCGTGGTCATTCAAAAAATTTCTCGTACGTAACAGCATACGAAGAGTAACCAAATTCTTTTGCCGTAGGTTTCCACCCATGTCTACCTACGCATTCAATCCCATCACACCCCATATCCCTAGCAAATTTCTCCATTAGTGGGATCGCAATATTTTTAAGCTTATCTGCAATAAGCTCTTCTCCCGCTGCATATTGCCATACCAACATCTTCTTTTGTGGGTACTGCTTTATCTCAGTAACCATAAACATAATTATGTTTTTTGTATCTTCTTCATACGCAGCCCATAGCGCCATTTGCCCCGTATATAGATACCTAACAATATCATCAATACTAGACCTTCCGTTTGATACTAGTTCTGATTTATGCAGGAATGGAATTAATTCAGGCAGCACCGCCGTCAAGTTTCCATAAGGGATTAACGTCACCCCATATTTCATTTAGGCATATACCTTTCAGCTTTGACGGCTGGGGCTTGCTTCTTTTTACCAGTACGGGCATGACGAATCTTATCCATCATAGCGTAGAGTTTGCGTGACCCTGCTTCTGTCGAGCCATTTCCAAGATGTGAAACCACATCCGCTGGTACAACAAATTCGCCATCAGCAAGTGCAGCGCGTTGAGGTTTTTTACCACCGATAACGGCGGGGATAGAGTCTGACATACCATCACCGGGGCCTCTTAATAATTTCCCGCCAGCGGCATAAGTACCACCTAGGTTAGCGAGACCACCCGCAGCCATATTAAAGGCTCCGGTATACTCTGGATCAGCTCTAGATTCGACCATAGGAGAGGTTGGGGGTGTTACACTTGGTGTTACACTTGGAGATACCTTAGTATTAAAGTTATTTATCCAATCCGCACTAGTCGCTGGAGGTTTAACACCACTACCTTCTTGCACGGGTGGGCTTACCTTAGTATTAAAGTTTGACATCCAATCACTAGTATCCTTGATTTGCGTTGGTGCGTTCAAGCTAGAAGGGGGTAAAGGTACGTTTTCTGGAGGCGTATATGGAGTTACAGATAAATTAGGGGCTTGAAATGCCGGACTCTGCTGAGCATTAGCATATTGGTTTCCAAAGTATTGATTCATACCCTGCATTGCGGACTGCCCCCCGCTTGATCCTTGTGGTAAAGGCTGGTTACTAGCTAGGATTTTTTGCCCAGTATCTTTAGGGACAGAACCGCCACCATCATAATGTAAACTAGCTAACCCGCCCCTACGCATGTTCTTGTTAGTAATTTTATCCCAGTCAACGGGTTCATATTTTTCCGGATTGTAACTATATACCCCCGGATTAAATTGCTGCCCTTGGAAGTAAGATTCACCTACAGGGATATAACCTAACTTAGAAAGATTGGGGTTAACTGTACCTTCCTCGTACAAAGGTTTACCAGTTTTTGGGTCCCGAATGTAATAAACAGGGCGAGGTTGTTCAAATTTTTTAGGCTCTTCTTTAAACCCTTGCATTAACCCAGAAGTCGCGCCAAGTGTCTCCCCCATGCTCATGGTGTCATAGACTGCACCGGGGTGTTTAAGCCCTTCTAAGGCGTATCTGCCACGCTCAGAAGCACTCAGGTCTTGGATGTTTTCTTCTGTCTTAGCTAGATTTTCTGGCTTGAATGAGGCTCTTAATTGCTCTGGGGTTTGTGGAGTAGACACCGCTTCAGGCGTACCGGGGGCATTAGCCAACCGTTGGGCAGTATCTCCAGTTAATTGGCCCGTCTGAGGATTAATCCCTTCGTCCCAACCAAACCCAGTTGCATTACCACCGGCATCAACGCCCATACCCGTTTTGCCTACGAAGTTAGCCCCCGGGTCACCAGCCGCTAAACTAGGGGATACTTGCCCTTCTTGATAACCAACAAAGTTAGCATTGTTAGTAGCCGCGCTAGTTAGATCAGGGGTTACCGCACCTTCAACCGCAGGGTTATTAGCTAGATTAGCAGCCACATTTTTAGCGGCTTCAGGGGCCGCTTCAGCAGCAGTTTGACTTGTAAGGCTTTCAGTCGGCGCAGCCGCCGCACCAGCAGTAGATAGCCCAGCACCGATACCCCCGCCTCCATAGACTTGGAGACCCGTGCTAATCGCATCCATCCAAGTGCCACCCTCAGCCTTTTTAATGCCACCTGCGGCAACAGCAGCGGGGAGTACTAGCTCCGGAGCAACAATGCCTAATGCTACTCCCCCTAAAGTGGGTAGTAACTTATTGAGGCTGAAAGCTTCTGGAAGCCCAGTTTGAGGGTTAATTGTCAGGCTAGTGCCATGTCGCACTGCTAAATTCTGAAGCCCTTGTACTTCGCGTGGGGACATATGGACTAGTGTTGAATCCCCGTGACGGCCTAAAGAAGCTAAACCGCGAACAGCAGAGCGAGTTTTTTGTGTCATAGTTTAATACCCATTTTGGAAGCTGACTAACTCCCATTGACCGTCATTTAAAATGCCATCATAACGTATTGTATATACGGCTTTTTTACCCAATGCAATAGTAATTGGCGTAGCCCCGGTAATTGTGCTAGGAACTACTATACTAGAATTTAGAGTAACTGTCTTGCTACCTGCGCCACCTGCATATAGCCAGAGGACTGTAGTATCCCCGTCATTCCCGGATTGAGGGGGGTTAATAATTATATTGTCACGTAAATTAACCCTATAGATACCCTCATTCCCCTTAGGAAATGTAAATTCTGCAGAGTATTCAGCATTCCTAGGTACTGTCCTTTGTATGAACTGGTTTACTACGTTAGCTACTCTAGCACCAAATTGTTGTAAAGAAGCATTGGCTATATTCTGCTGTAAGGCAGAATAAATTTCCTGGGGTATGGGTAAAACTGGTGGCGAAATATTTCTAAGGTCGCTCATCGTTTACCGTCCTTACGTATATCAAAACGCATCAGCCCTAATTGCCACATGTTCCCAAGAGAATTAGCGGGTACCTGTATCGGGTACCCAGGTATAGTTACATAAGTAGATAAATCTCCAGTATCTACCCTAAACGCAATAGTACGCCCTCGTACTCGAGTATAAATCTGCCCCTGCCCAGCTACGAGTAGTGCCCGACTAGATGGCTGACCCGTGTATTGCTCAGGTGGAAAGGCTGTGGCCTCATTTTCTGGCACATTGACAGCCGTAATTGTTGGCGTATCAACATTCATCTGGTAATTAGACCCAGGGTTTAAACGCGGATAAATAGTAGTAGTTATCACAGGGGTAGTCCCCTGTGTAGAGTTAGTAAATGTAAGGTCAGGTATAATTCTACCAACAGATACCAAATCATTACCTTCTGCCAAACCTATATCAGACGATTGAATAAAACTTTGTATAGGTATAGTTACATCTGGAATAGTGTTGTCATCTATTCCGTATTCATGGAACATTAGTTGGTTAGGCACAAGTAACTTTACTGCAGCGTATTTATCGTGGGCTACAGGGCTGGGTCGAGTAAGCCCAGTAAACGAAGTAGCCGTCTTACCAGTGTAAATGATCTGTTCATTGTCAACTAATAAAACCCCAGACGTATGAAATGACGATGTATCCGCAACGGATAGGCTGTTACTAGAAGTAGTTACCGCTGCAGTTAAATAAGTATTTTGTACACTATGCGCAGCCATAGGATAATCATAAGTTGTACTACCATTCCATGCAGTACGGTTTAGTGATCCATAATCCCAGACATTATCTACGAAATTATATTTAACGTAGCTATCGTTGATTGTGCTGGAAGCTGAAGGGTAGAACCACCAGATTTCACTAAAACCCTCGTTATAGCCAACTACTATTTGCCAAGCTTGTTCTTTATTTAAGTTAGAAAATATATAGCGTCTAATAGGGCATGGTAGCGTTTGTACAGACCCATTAAACATATAGAACTTATCGCTGCCCATCCACCAAGTTACGTTATTAGCAGTGATCGCTGCATTCTGAGAAACAATAGAAATATTTTCTTGCAGTAATGTAAAGCTAAATACATAAGGTGGACCTACATACTGCATTTGATAGATTGCAGTATCGGTAAATACCAGAATTACTTGCAGGTTAGGCACTGCAGTTACAAGCTTAGACCCATTCCCTAAGGACTGTTCTCCAGATTGGTTACTAGTAGATGGTACCCACTCATAGGGATTAGATTGATCTGACCACCTAACTAATAAAGGGTCATATTCTGTATTTGGGTCAAACGGATTGTAAGGGTTAGCACCCAGTGCAATTGCAAATTGATACACATTAGAAATAAATATTTTATTTGTCTGCGTAGGTACAAACCGTCCAGAATAAGATAAATTAAGTAATGTAGGTTCAGTAACGGCTACTAGAACGGAATAAGTGAAAGAAGATATTCCACCCCCGCTGTAACTTAAATTATCCCCAGACGTATACCCTGTTCCAGGATTAGTTATGGTAGCAGAAGACACTATCCCGCTAGAAATAGTAATTGTAACCTCAGCCCCGGAACCACTTCCCCCGGTTAACGCTATATTAGTATAAACCCCATTAGTACCTGTGCCACTAGCAGTACCAGATGCGATGTTACCGGTACCGTTATAAATAGATATAGGATTACTTACAGTAACTTCTAACCCAGTAATACTTACAATTTTAGTTCCGGCAGGGACTGTACCGTAACTACCACTAGCTACAGATATTACCTGCCCTATATTTATATAGTCGTTGAAATCTGCATAAAATGTAGTCGTGTTTGCTGCATTATTAGTTACGCTAACCTGTTGGTACTGTTGTGTATCAGCATAATCTGCCAATGTAACTGCGGGTGCCCAATTAGTAGTATCTTTAGTCCAATAGTAAATAGGGTTACCTTGGATAGCCATAATCAGGTCCTCACCAAAAGATGCTTGGGACCACACTCTCTTTGTTATTGGATAATCACCAGATGTAAGATACTTAGTGGTGCTATTACCAAAATTAGGCAAATAGTAGGTAGCTAGATCAAGGGAACCGTTTCCACTGGCTATACTTGTAGCTGGTGTATTTCCTAAAAACCTAAAACTGTTTACCCAATATATTCGTCCATTAGTCCCTACACCTGATACACCACTAGTATTAGCATAAGTAATTGTAATGGTGTAGTCCGGAGTACCTACATAATTAACTGTTAAGACTTGATATGTACCGTTATAACTATCATTATCTAGC